AAGGCTTTGATGGGTTTGCTAATGATTTAAAAGGTAAACTTGTAAATAAAATGAAAATAATTTTATTTCTTTAAACGACTCGTCTTTTATAAGTTCTTTGTAAATTTCTTGAGCAACAGAAGCAGGTAAAAGAGATAAAATTTCGTCTTTTTCTTTATTGCTTATATTTGCAAATGTTACGTTACTACCGTTAATATTGATAGAATGTATTTTATCGAAAATATTATCTTTAGACTTAATAGTATTAGGATAACCAATAATAATTTCTATATCTTTCATACATTGTAGTGTTCTTAAATTTGGGGTAAAATTTTCTATTATTTTTTTTATTATATCTTCTAAACTAATTGAACTTTTGATTTGTGATGATGATTCTAAAACTAACATCTTATTTACACAAACCATTCTTAAAGAAAGTAAAATTAAAAATTTGTCTATGTAATTTAAATTTTCCCCGTTAGATAGCTCTTCTACTATTTTCTCAAAAAAATTACACAGCCCTATATCATCATTATTTTCTATAAATTTTATTATATTTTTATAATGTATATTTTTTAATTCTTTACAATATATCTTTCTATTATTGGTAATAAAGACAGGAAAAGAATAATGATATGTTTCCACAATAAAAACTTAAGACTGAAAAGGTGATATTCTAGGTATGAGACTCTTAAACCCGTTTTTATTAATTTTGTTAATAATATCTGGTAAAGGTAAATACAAATTATTTTCTACTGCATAGTTAGAAAATGCCCAAGTGGTGTCATCTATTTCCATAGATTCTTGATCATAGGTTAAATTTTTAGGATTTACTGAAGTTGGCATACAGTTATAAAAAGTCCAAATTTTTCTTGGTATTTGAGAAATTTCTTGATACGTTCTCGTAAATTGTAAAACTTTAATAGTAGTACTTACATTTCTTAAGTCTCCTGGAGGCCTTGCTACCATACCGAAATGTTCTGATAAGATAGTCCAAGGTCTAACTACGAAGTCAACAAAGCTTGTATTTGTTTCTCTAAATTGAATGGTTAAATCACCAAATGGTTGTCTTCCGTTCGATACAACACCCGGTATAAAACCTCTTTGTTGTTGGTTGAATATTTTATCTCTTCCAACTTCTAAATTTTCTAATTGAGGTATATTTACCCCCTGAGCAAACAAACAACCAACAACCTTGTTTAGTGGGTATGATTTTAAAATAGATACCGCTTGACTTATGTTAAAGTTATTAAAATTACCTTCCGTTCTTTCTAAATTTTGTAATACAGATGTCGTTAAAAGTGTTGGGTAACTTTGAATTAAAACCATCCACTGCGTTCGCATTGGAACGGTAGTAAACCAAGATTCCATTTGAGATAGGAAATAGTCTCTCGAGCTTATTAAAGGTGTACCTGGTACTGTAAAACCGAATAAAGAAGTAATTGAGGGGTTAGATAAAGGATTCTCCCCGGTTAATAAACCAGAAACGTTTTGACCCAAACCTCTTATTACTTCTGTGAATGGATTGTTCACTTCTTATATTTAAGTTCGTTATATAAAGTAAGCGTTCCTTTGAAAAAATTTTTACGTGATTTAAATTTTCGATCTAACTTATACCAAACCCATTGTGCTTCTTCACTAGCATCAAAATATCTTGTTTTCAACTTACCTAAATCTTTTAAAGCGTGTTCATATAATTTTTTACCGAAGCCGTTCCCTCTATATGTTTCATTTAAGTGTGCAGATACGACAAAATATTTTTCTTTTGCTGACATATCTATTTCAAGATTGCCAATTTCTGTGTTACGGTATTTATTTAAACGAAAAATAGTATAGTTAACATTACCATCACTTTTGGTATCTTTAGTAATTTTAACTTTAGGCTTTGTTTTAAACTTCACTTAAGAAATTTAAATAAGACGACTAGTAATCAACCACGTTGAAAGTAGTGATAAGCCATTGTGGCTGCAAAAGTTACATTTTGTCCAGAACCACCGCCGATTGTATATTCAATTGCACCTACTTCTCTTATAGATGCACCGACTAACTTATAACTTGCTACCTCGTCTAACTGAGTGTCTAATTGTACTAAGTTTATACTTGCTGATGCTCTTGGGGTGAAATAATTACCTGTACTAGTTGCATCATCAAATACATCTCTTGACATATCCTCAAATTTTTGCCTTATAGATGAGTTTTGATCACAGTAAAACTGCAATGAATAACCTTCACTACCTGGATAGGTTGCATTACCCGGGATGTTAAAATTCAGTCCCATATATGGTACTGCTACATTGGTAATAGATCTTGCTGGTAACGATCCAGCTGTACAATATACTAAATCATCTTCGTCAAATGTTTGTGAACTTGCACCGCCTGAATCAATTGATAAGACTCTAAACTGAAAGTCTCTTGCGAAATCTCTTTCAGTTGCTACTCTGTAAAAATCAGAAATTGTTTGCTGTACATCTGGCATACTAGTATTTAATCTAAACAAACAAAAACCCCGAAAAATTTCGGGGCATTGTTAACTTATCAAGTTCGCCAGTTGTTATTATCCAACAATTTCGCTAAAGTCTTGACCAGTTCTGGTGGCATAGAAGTTAACTAAGATGAACTCTGCTGCTCTAACAGGTTTCAAATATATGTCAACTACTAATTCATTAGCATCGATAACCTCTGGTGTGTTATTACGCTCATCACAAATTACGAGGTAATCATAAACACCTTCATTATTTTTAGCATCTTCCAAAATAGGATTGATTACGTTAAGAACGTTGGTTCTTGTAAACAACGTATTTGGTTCAAATACAAAGTACTTAACAACTTCTCTTACACGTTTTTCAAGATATAAGAACAACCTTCTTACATTAACTCTATCAAACGCACTTGGTTTGGTTTGTAGTGTTTTCTGCCCGTAAAGAACAAAACCTTCACTTGGAAAGAACGCTACTGGGTTAATGTTAGCTTGATCGTATAACGAATCACGTTGTTTTTGATTCGGGTAAATCGCAACATCATTTACAGTGTCTAAAAGACCTCTTGTAAAACCTGCTGGTGCGTACCAAGGAGCAAAGTTTGCATCTGTTTGTGCATACTTGGCTGCTACAATACCTGACATTGGCATCCAAACCTGACCAGAAACGTTATTATCATAAACCTGTGCCCATGTTGCATAAGCTGCTGCATAGTTAGTATTAATAACTGAATATGTTTGCTTAACTGGGTTAAGAATATTAAGTGGGAATGAATTACCCGGTACATTAATTTGTTTTGTATTTTCACCTAATACAAAAATCTGTCTAATTGGATCAGAAATATAAATGAAATCCTTTCTTGTATTCTGAGCAAATGTAATAAACTTGCTTTGAATTGTATTCCAATCAGATCTAATTGATGTTGCTTCTGTACCAAGACTTGGCCCGGTAGCTGATAACTCATTTAAACCTGTTAGGTTATCTCTGTCATCAAAGAACTTAGAACTCTTATTAGCAGCAACCGTTGTGTTATTAACTGTTGTGTTAATTGTTCCTAAGCCACCTTCTGGTATAATATCGATATCAAAAATATCAACATTTGCTAACCTGTCAAATACTCGATCTAACTTACCAGCAATATTACCAACCGTAACTGTTGTACCACTCTCAGTTGTACCACGTGTATTGGTTTTATACGAGGCAGCTGGTATCATGGACTGTGTACCAAAACCACCGTACGTTTGCTCGCTGTCTGGTCCGTTGTTGGTAGTAGTAACAGTATCTTTAGTCATTGTACCGGTTGTAACTGTTACACCGCTAGTAAGCCCAATACCGTCACTAATTCCTTGAACCTGACCTGAATTTAAACCAACAATTTCTTTATATGCCTCTAAAGCAACAGTACCGGTTGAATCACTTTCATATGTGCGATTAATTAAACCATCATTTACAATTCTTACCTTTCTATTTGGTTCACCGTCATCACTTAAATTGGTGCCAGCATATTTACCAGAAATATAAGGGTTAATTTTCATTGCTGTATTAACACTCTTATTTGACAATTTTTGTGGTAAGTAATAACTTACAGGCTGACCACCTAATTCGTTGTTGATCTGTCTGTAATAGTCAATACCACCAAAATAACCTTCATCTAAAAAGAAGTCTAACTTAGTAACTTCTGGTGAAAATACAGATGAACGTAACCTAAACAATCCATGTACTAGAGTGTCATCAAATGCACTTGTTGCTACATTAAATGTTGCAATCTTTTCTGCGACCTCAGAAATGTTTTGTTCTACTGTTTCTGTTTCAAAAGTAGCACTCAAAGAAAAGTTTAATCTATCTGTTGGCACATTTGTTAAACTACTATATTGTTGAGTGATATCTGTTTCGTCTTTAGAAACTTTAATTATTTCAACGTCGTTATAATTTGTTGTTGCATAAAGGTTTGTATTATCAAGTAAAGCTGTATAATAACCTTCAAACGCATTATTGACTGTTGTTTTGGCTGTATTCAAAGTAATAATTGCAGCACCGGCTAACGACTGTAACTGAGCTGCATTACCGGTTTCTGCATTCTGAGCACTAAAAGCTGTACCGGTAACCCAGTTAGGTGTGTTTGACCATTCAATCGCAGAATCATCTAAAATTGATTGGTACTGTGCTTGTGATAAACTTAAGAAAGTCGGTGAACCAACATAATAATATACCATATTACCTGCTGACGCTGGTGAAAACTGTGCGGTTACTGATGCATCATCACCAAATGGTGGTTCAGCAATGTTAGCTGATAACGCTGCAGTTAATCCTGCATTAATTGCCTCTTGGTTAACTGGGACCGCTGGGTAGACTGTAGCCCAATATTTGTTCGTAAACCCGTCACCTAAAGATTCACCGTATGGTAGCCTATTAACTAAAATGTTTGCTCTACTATTGAACGACTGTGCAACAGTATGGTAAAAATATCTTTCTGCGGCATTGGTTGGTGCGCCGTAAATTTGTTCAAATTCAGATAAGCTTGATACCTGTACGATTTCATCGCATGGGCCTTGAGGTGCGAATCCAGTTACAAAAATATTGGTGCCGATCTTGTTAACTGCTCTTAAAGATAAGTCGACTTCGTTGATTTCTACACCGGGACTTTGAATAGTTCTTTGTGCCATATGTATATTTATGTTTTCCTGGAAAAAAGATCGTAGAATTCAGTTTAATAATAAATATACTACGGTTGCAATAAACTCACATAAAATTGACTATAAGCAAAACTGAATTGCGTTTCAATTTCACCCGGGTCTCTATAAGAATACTCAATACCCCCTAAAAATGTAGGAAACCCTTTTGTATAATCAAATTGTGCAACCTTTTTATTGTATTCGTCTAAAGCATATATAGTAAAATCAGCCATATATTCGTCTTCTATTACTTTTCCTTTAGGATAATTTTTTTCTTTATTAAAATATCCCGCATAATCATCTTGTAATTTATCTAACCATTTATATATAAACCAATAATTTTCGAATCTATTATCAATAGTAAATCTCACATTTACCGGTGGGTAAGCAGGTCGGTTATGACTAGTAACATTTAACGTTTGACCAGAATATCTTACTTCTACATTAGGGATTTGCACTGGTGGTACAACACTACCGTAAATTGAAAATTGAACCGAGTCTGGATTTACATGATTATTTTTTCTTACAAACTTGTTTACGTCATCTTTAAGAAATTTAGGTGTAGGTATAACCATGATGAATTTATCTTTTCTTTCCTTGTTTAAGGCTGACTGGTTATATGTTACACTCATTTAATATATTTAATGTAATCCTAGATCGCTAATTGGCGAATATGAACGTTGGGTTTGATAATCAGAAGCTGCTACCCAACCTTTTGTTTTCATTAAAGATAATTCTGCATTGTTATCTTCATCAGTTTTTTCTGTAAAAATTACAGTATCTAAATTATTTTCTTCATTATCTTCATCCCATAAACCTTTTCCAAGAGGTGTATGGTAGTCGTAATCATATCTTTTTAATTCAGCTGGTCTATTATTATCATCGTATCTTAATACTTCAAAATATTTCTGAATTAATTCATTATCTAATATAATAAGAGCCCACCCTAAAGACATAACCCTGTCATCAAGCATGTTTATCCCGGGTTTTGCTGCCCATTTACCGTTTGGGTATTTTACAAAGTTTTTTACTTCTGTTAAAGTTTCAATATCTCTTATGTTAACAGATCTCAACTCGTTCATAAAATATCTCATGTTAGTAACCATTCGATATTTTGTATTTGTGTGAGCTAAAACCCCAACTTTATTATTTTTTTGTTTACCTGCATTAGCAGAATAAGTTACAACATTACCATACCTGTAATTGAAATATAATTGTTCTACAACTTGAGCACCGCAGTTATTTCTTTCTATTAATGCTGGGGGTGAACCCCATTGTAATAAAATTTCATGAAGTTTTTGAGTAAAATTGAATGGGTTAATTTCATCATTCCAGTAAACAGCAACTTGCTCTATATTAGTAAGGTCTTTTAAGTCTAAAATTTGTATTACACTTGCGTTTTGATTTATTCCTTCTGATATATCCACACCCGCAACATACAACCCGTATTCATCTGGTGATCTATAAATTTTATACTTACCTTCTTCCATGGTCATCTTTGGTTTAACACAATTAATTTTTAAACTTTCAAAAAGTTCTTCATTAATAGCCATTTCACCCGAAGAAATAAATTCACAACCAAATTCTTGATTAAAAGCTTCTTCACTTCCAATCGTTCGCATTGTTTCATTTCTCCATTTTTCATCTCTACCAGGTATTTCATTCCATAAAATTTTATCATACCCCCAGCCATTTTGTTCTTCAATAGCCCCGTTCCAAATTTTATAAAATAGGTTATCAGTTCCATTTGCGGTTGAAGCAATAAAGATTTTTGATTTTTTCGAAGAAGAAATTACAGGAAAAACTGATTTCCAAAACTGGTCTACTAAATGAGGTTCAATAAACGCTAACTCATCCAGCACCAATACATTAATAGACTGACCACGTGCTGCCGTCCCGGTGGTGGTGCTTATTCCTATAGTGGTTCCATTAGTAAACTTTAAAGACTCTTTTCCATATTCAGAAACACCTGGTTTTATCCAGTTTGGTAATTCTTCATACGCCATTCTAATTCTTGAAAATATTTCCTTTGCTGTTCCTTCTTTGTTAGCAACAATTAACATTCTTTGATCACTATTAAAACATGCATGCCATAAAGTATAAATGGTCATCATTGTAGTTTTACCAATCTGTCTAGAAGCTAATAATATAAAGAAGCGATTATCTCTCATTTTTCTAAGAGACCTTTTTTGACAAGAATGCAAAGCTATCTTTTCACGTCCCCTATCCAAGTTTACGATAAAGAAAAAATTCTCAGCAAAATAAAGTAGATTTTGTTTTGCTTTTTTGAGGTCCGCCAACATTTTTGGCGTCCATTCAAACTTAGAATTTTCTGTAGGTAAATTAGGGTTACCTAAGTAAAAATCTCTTTTATTTGCCATTACAATTTTATTTAAACAAGGAACGCATAAATATATTCATGAACCGTAAAAAAGATTTAGAACTTTTATGCGAGGTTTACTCTAATGGACTATTAGGTGAAGGTAACGCTGGCATGAAAGACTATTATTCTGCGCAAGAACAAGAAAATGCCGACGAGGGAAGCGAACCAGGTTTTGCAGCCCAGAGAATGTCAGGTCAAATGGGTACCGAAACACATACAGGGTATGTGCAACAGTCTGAAGATCAAAACCCAGTTCAAAATTACGAAGGTGAAGAAGAAACACCTCAGGAAAGATCTGGAAGAATGTTAATAAGACACGGGTTTAAGAGAAGCGAAAAAACGCCAAAAGGCAATATTATATATACGAAAGCTGATCAACCTGATGCTCATGTTGGTACAGACGGTAATATTAACGGAAAAGATTTTAAATTGTTCTTTAAAAGAACAGGTGATCAAGCTTACGAAGGAGAAGAAAATGATCAATCATTACCACAGCCTGAAGATACAGGTATAAATTCTAATCAAAACCGCGGTTCATGGGGTAGTGCAGCATTTGGTAATGAATCTGAAGAAGATCATGATGAAGATATTGAAATGTTAGTTGGTAAAGCTTGCCCTAAAGACGCAGGAGCATCAGACCCAACTATTAACCCAGCTGCTTTAGGTGGTATGGTAGATATTATCGCAAAAGCACTTGCTGATAAAGATGAAGACGAGTTTGAATCTTTTGATCATGCAGAAGATACAGACGAAGCTGATAAAAAAGAATTCACATATCTAGATGCTGAAGAAAATGCAGCAGCTAGAAAGCAAGGATACAATCCTGATGAAAATGCAGAAGATGCTGCAGCAGCAATGAGAGCTGACGAAAGAGAAAATAAGAAAAGACTTCGAGCTCAAGATGCAGTTGCTAAAATATATGGTTTTAATCCTGATGCAGATGAAGAAGACGGAGCCGGAGCAGCAATGAAAGCTGATGAAAGAGAAAACAAAAGAAATCTTAAAGCTCAAGATAAAAAAGCAAGAAAATTTGGATTTGACCCAGACGAAGATGAACATTGCGATGAAGATGAAATTGATCGAGAAAAAAGATATAAAGAGCGTTGGGGTAAAGATTTAGACCATGAAAAAGAACGCGAAGGTAGTTCAAGTGCAGGTGCATATACAGATGTTGATAAAGATGACTTTTGTGGTCCTGCAGGTGGGGCTGCTCCAGGAACTTATCCAGTTAATACCAGAAAAAGAGCTATAGCAGCAAAATCATATGCTCGAAATGCTCCTGATCCAGAAGGAATAGACAAATGCGTTGCTAGAAAGTATCCTGATTTAGATGAGGATGAAGAAAAGAAAAAAGGTAAATATGATGACGGTGATGGTAAAGATGAACGCTGTGATCACGTACCTTGTCATGAACAACGCTTTTATAGATCTAAAGGCGATAGAGCAATGACAAATTTAATGGAATCTTATTCTGAAGTCATTAATAAAAATGAGTTATTATAGTTCAAAAGGCGATAGATCAATGACACAATTGTTTGAAGCATATCAAACAATTGGTGAAAAAAAGAACCCTGAAGTTATTGAGGAAGCTTTACCTGCTTTAGCAATGGGTGCTGCTAAATTAGCACCTCGTATTGTAAAGGGAGCAAAAGCAATTGCCCCGGTAGCAAAAACTGTTGCTAAACAAATAGGTGGTGCAGCAGTAGCAGGTGCAGCGCAAGGGGCTCAAGAAAGAGCTAAAAATTTTGTAGGTGGTAACAAACCTAATCAAGAACAAGAAGAAGTAAACAGAGCTAATCAAGAAGGTGACCCTATTAGAGATGAAGATGCTGAAGAGGGTTATATTGGTGCATATGTAGATATTGCAGACGAAAGAGGAGGCGGTACCGGGGAAATAGTTGGTGTTGTTTCTAACCCAGCTGATACTTATGTAATACAAACTGACGACGATGAATTGTTACACTTACATATTGATGATATAATGGTGATTGCTAATCAATCAGCAGAAGTAGATATGGAAGATCAAACTTTAACTACGGGAAGATTACCTGTAGCACCTTAAATATAAATTTATGAAGCGAAAAAACTTTAGAAGTGAGTCTGATAGACAGCTTAAAATGATAGAAGAAGCTTAT